AATGGGTTACCTTCTACCGAAGAAATCGCGACTTCTGCTAGCACAATACAAGGAAGTAAGATAGTCACTCATAAGGGAGAAGAATTTAACTTCGATGAGAACAATAGTGGCACATTAAATGTATGTCTTATTCAAAGGGTAGATTATGCATTTGGGAATACTGTACTTATATCCGACTATGACCATGAGGGTACAATTACTCGTAAGCAGTATTATAATACTATATCAAACCCAGAAACCGAAATGGTAGATAATTATCTTACCAAGCGAGAGTATTGGAGAAAGGCAATCGATACTACGCCTGATCCCACCACAGGTCTTGATAGACCTCCAGAGATGGTAAGTAAAGAAGACTTTAACTCAAGTGGGGTTAAGTTCTATGAAGCAATGTATGTTCCCAATTACAATACTAAGTCGGGAAGTAACGGTTACAGACCTGGGATGACCTTCAGGGAAGCGTGGTGGTATGACGATGGGTTAAATATAGAACCTTCGCTTCGTGGACCACGCTTCACTGGCGAGGTGCCAGACCCTAACGGTACTCCTAAAGGTGAATATTGGAGATACATTGGTAACAACGATACTTGGTATATATATCCTGCCTGTACTCCTATCAGAACTGTCGATAAAAGGGGTAACTTCAGTAGGCGTGTCCCAGCCAACGAATTCTTATCTGACGGGACTACTCCAAATCCTCTGGCTGGATCACATTTGTGGGTAAGCGATGGAAACCAGTCTGGCATCTATGAAGACGATACAACTGATGACCCAGGAAATGGGGAGGAGGCAGATGGGAACATAAATTATCTTGATAATGTGGAAGGTGACGACATTACTGGGGACGGGAGTCTAGCATTTCCTTGGAAAACCCTTACAAAAGCTCTGCTTGTTGGAATTAACCCTGGATACACAACTATTGGAATTGATAATGGACCGACAAATCCGTATCGTATAAACGAGTCTGACGATAACGACAGATATTATTTTTCGAACAAATATGGATCATATGAATCACCACAGACTCTTAAAGGAGATCCTAATTCTAATGCATATCTGAGGAGAGATATCGACAGACCGTTAACCAATCCCGCAGAAAAGTATCCAAACATGTATATTACTCAGGCTAATGTGATTACGGGATGGGAAAACTCTACTTTATATACTGGGGTGTGGGAAACGGCTAATCCTTCAGTAAGGGACTTAAACGTAAATAAATCAATACTCTTTAGTTGTTCTGCCGATGTATGGGATGATGGCACCACCATGCCGCAGGGCATACTCGGACTTGTCAGAGCGTTGAATGTCACTTGGCGAGATCCATCCTTTACTGCTGCTAATTTGGCGAAGGGCGAGTTCTATATGGAAGACCTGCCAGGGAAAGTCTATTACAGACCCAAAGATGGTGAAGATATATCTACTCACCATTTTGAGATTGCTGACGCTGGCCCACTGTTTACCATGAAACGAATTAAGCATATGACATTCGAAGGACTTACAATCGTAGGATCTGGATCTGCTGCATTCCAAACTGATGGTAGAGGTATCAATCGCGATGGTGTTACTGGTGATGAAAATGATGGAGTTTACCGTGACGATTGGTGTAATGATATTACATTGAAAAACTGTTATATAAAATATACTAGGGTGGGGACAGGTTTTAATATTGGAGAAAACTATCTCATCGATAACTGTGTCTGCACAGACGCGATGAATGGTGGTTTTGGGTTTTATGGTAGCAAGGGTAATCACCCAAATGACGAGCGAGGATTCCCAGTAAGAAACACTTTGATTAGGGATTCTAGAGTCGCTCAGTGTCGTTCTAATGATGGCATCGTGTGGCACTCTAATAGTCCATATGCCGATGTGAATCATGGAAATAGAATAAGATGGGACGATGTTGGTGGGAACCATAAAGTCCTCCGTTGTGTTTCTGCTAATAATGGTGAGAACGGGTTCGATATAACATCAGGTTATGATATAACCCTTACAGGATGCACTACTCATGATAATAGACATGCTGGGACAACAGTCGCTCACTACGCTAGAAATGTTAAGATAATCGATCAAGTGAGTATCAATGACGACAGTAGAAGAAATTTTGGAGGTCCACTTGGTATAGGAGATGCGCGAGATATTCTTGTAGACAATATGAAAGCGTATAATCCTGGATTACGGTTCATAAACATTACGGGGGACGCTCAAGGTATCGAGATTAAAAACTCTACATTTACTGCTGGTCCCGATACAACCAGAAGCGACCTCATCAATGTTGCTCGCGGCACCGATGGGGAGTTCGATACCGTTCCTCGCAATAATTCGACTCCAGTGACGCGAACACCAACCTCGTCCAATGTGGGTACTGGGATTGCGACTACAGTGCCACAACAAATAAAGGATATTCATATCCACGATTGTACTTTTAATATTCCCTTTGGTGCTATCAATACGACAAACCCAGGAAACTCTAGGTTCAAACTCTTTTTGAAGATGGATGTCTTGCCTGGATTGGGATTTAATGTAAAACTTGAAGATAATGTATGGAATACATCAGTCCTGAACACTCAGTGGCAACCTCACACGGCACAAGCTGTTGACGGGACTAATTATGGTCCTTACAGTGTCGTTAATGCGCCTGAAGCAAGGGGCGAGGTGAACAGTTATCCCCGTCCTGCAAATTCTTCTTTATATCAACCAGAGGTTCAAGTAAGTGGTTGGCAAGGTTACTTTGCTGCTGGAATATTTGATCCTCCTAGCAACCCTGTCATTCCCCCAGGAATGACTGAACCAGTGCCGTACCCAGGACCAACAGAAAGTCTTTGGGACTGGTGGCCAATAGGTGTCACTCCAATAGGAAGAGAAACTACGGAATTCAGCACAGAATATCTGGCAGACCGCAATCTCACTGAAAACTGGATGGCAGACCGACCATCCAAATTTGCAAATTATAGAGTGCCGTTTAGTCCTGCCGTTTACAATGTAGACTCAGGACTTGTCTTGAATGATACTGTAGTTGATCTTCCTCTTTATCTTTCTGCACATGTGCAGAGTCCTAGTTATTGGGACTCTATCACAGTGGAAGGTGCAGTCAATTCGAGCGGTACGTCCATCGATGGATCTGATTACTGGGAAAGAACAAACTGGACAATCGCTTCTCCGAGTGCTACTGGAACTTCTAGGGCATCTGCTTATAAAGATATATCTAGCGAATTTGTGGGCATTACTGGTAGGAATGTATCAGCGGAGTGCAGATGGGCAGGAAATCACACAACTTCTGCGGGTCCGATGGTTTGTGTCGATGCTAGTCAGACTGATTTTGGATTAAGTTTGGTCTGGTATTCTGGCACTAGCGGTACAGACTCCTTTCTTGCTCTGGTTGAAGTTGGACAGAGTACGGACGCTGTTATAGTTGGTATCAGTGCGCCATACCCCCATACAGAAGGAACTGAACTTAGATTAAGGATAGTCGTAGAAAATGGACTGATTAGATGCTATGCGGGAACTGCGCTAGAGGAGAGTACTAGAGTGGGCATCAACGAAGACAATAGTGACATTCTACCACTGATACCGCTAACCACTACTGAAGGTGGTTCAATATTTTCTAACACTTACAGTGTAGAAGATAATAATCCTAATCTAAATACATCTACGACTCATGGAGTGTACCTGATTAATAATCAACTTGCTGCTTCTAGGACAGACAGTTTAAAATATGCTCGATATCCAGACTCTCTGATACCACTACCGGATACGCCATAGAGTAATAGTCTAATATTTTAGATAATTATTACTTTGTGGACGTATAAATAAACTCATAGAAGATAAAGAAGAGAATATATTAATGGCAATACCAACTCAAGAATTCATTGCGAAAGGTACTATAGCTAATGATGGCACTGGCGATAGTCTCCGAGATGCCGCAGATAAGATAAATAACAACTTTGCTGAACTATGGCAAAAATCCTACAACAGTACTGATGACTGGCCAGGGAAATCGTTCGTGATTGGTACGACAACTGATCTCACTAACACCTTACCATCTCCTGGAGAAATTAATACCTATAACAATGGTTCTCCTTCTAATATGAAAGATTTTACCAATTTTCGTATTTCTCAAACTGATCAATTGGGAGAAAAATTCACCACCAGCGTTCAGAAAGATTACAATAGTGCCACTGGTGAGTGGGATTCGGTGTTTACACCGACTATTCTGACTATGTATCAGAAAGAGAGCAGTACTTCATTTTCCAGTTTCAAAGTTGTTGGACAATATGTTGGTACGGTATATTTTAAAACTAAATCTAATCCCCCAAACAACATTGCACCTCTTGTGCCTAACACAAGACCAGTTCCCTCATATGATTTCATACCCGACTCATCAGACTATTGGTACTTTGTACGAACCACTTCCGCAGAATTATATGGTGATGGCAGTCTATCTGCTGGTGATTCATGTTTCATTAAACTAGATAAATTTTGGTAGAGTATACTCGGAGATAACAATGGCAGCAACAATAACAGATACTTTGAAGAGGGAGTTACTTGATGAACTTTATTCTTCTTTTACTGGTAAAAATCAAGTCGGCACAGACCCCGTAGATTTTCCAGCAGTTCCAGCCGATAATTACTGGATAGGTATCGGCAAAGCAGAGGAATGGACAACTATTGGAAACCCTCCTCCTCCCAATGCCTCAACCGATGATATTATACAATTTCAATCATCTCTGCAATCCGCAAAGAAAGTTGATGACGTATCTTATGTTATTCCTCGCGTTAACTGGTCTGCTGGATCGATATATACTGCTTGGGATAATAACTACAGTTCAGACACAACCATTGGAACTTTGAATGATATTATAGGTTCTTACTATGTTATCACTGATCAAAATAATGTTTACATCTGTATAGAGCAAGGCATGGGTGTTAACGGAGTCGTTAAAAACTCAACAATTAAACCAACTGGCACCACTTCGTCCGTTTTCACGGGTGGTGATGGATACACTTGGAAGTTTATGTATAATGTCGGGGTCTTTACTGCCCGAAGATATCTTACTTCAAATTATATTCCAGTAGAGCGTGTACCTAACCCAACTGATGTCAATGGGAAACCACTTGACCAACTATCATTTTCTAGGAAAGAGCAGTACGACTTACAGGACTCGGCAATTCCTGGACAGGTAATTGGTATTGCTGTTGACTCAACCGGAGTCGGATATCCCGCTAATAGTACCATCTCTATCGCAGTTTACGAAAAGGACGACCTAAATGCATCCTCCGCACTAGCACATGCGCGAACAGACAATAGGGGTAAAATATTTCAATGTGTTATGAAGAGTTTATTTGTTAACCCAAGCGTCCATGAGTTTGGTTCGGGATATGGGAAGGAGGCATGGGCAGAACTCACCGCGAGCGAGTCTGGCACCGGCCATGGCGCGGTTCTTCGTCCAATGGTCTGTCTAGATTCTGGTGGAATGGGTCATGACCCAAGAAACGACTTAAATGCTTCTGCACTTATGTATACAGCACGACTTGTAGGTAATGAGTATAAAACCTTTAATGTTCAGAATGATTTCCGCCAATTTGGTTTGATAAAAAATATTATGACCGATTCAGATGTCCCACGTTTAATTACTGGACTGCGTGGTGACGCTATGAAGAAGTTATACGTTACGGTGAATAGTGGAAGCTTTCAAGCAGAGACTATCGGTTCAAACGCAATCGTACATCAGGTTCCTGCGGTCGGAGCTCCGATAATTAAGAAGGCAATCGTTGATTACTACGAGGTTCTGTCTGACACCACAGGAATTATACACTGCCACCAGAATTTGTCTACTGGGTGGCGAGCATTTGACAACTCAGCAAGTGCAGAACTTAGGATTGGTGCCAATGTAGCTTTTGTCGTGCCAGATGCTGAGGTGCCAAACGAAGCACTGCGATCTTCCGGTATGGATAACTTCTCTGGTAAAGTTTTATATATAGATAATAGGGTTGCGATTGAGCGCGAAGTCAACCAAACTGAAGACATCAAGATAATTATAGATTTATAAAGGATAGAATAATGCCGAAGGATTATACAGAACAGACTATTAAAGATTTCTATCATGATGATTACTCTGACAGTGCGGGTTTTCATAAGATACTTTTTAATAGTTCTCGTTATCTTCAAGCAAGAGAACTGACTCAGTTACAGACTATTTTACAGAATCAGGTCACCAAATTTGCAGACAACGTCTTCCAAGATGGTGCTGCTACTAGTGGGTCGGGTCAAGGAGTCCAGCGTTTAGAGTATGTTCTGGTTAACAAAATCGATCTAGGTAATGGGTCAGGTCAACGATATGTCGGAAAAACTCTAAAGGGACCACCAGAGACTGGTGTTCATGATGGATTAAAATTCACAGTTTCATTTGTAGTTGAGCCGATTGGGGACGAATCATTTGCAACACTTTACGGAGGATATAGTTCAGCAAATCAGAGCGGATCGTCCAATGATGTTCAAAGCACAATACTAAAGTTTGCTGAAGAGGATAAACTGGAACATGATGTCCTTACAGATCCCCTCCCTGACCTTTATGTAGCAATCCGCGATGGAGCTCCATTATCAACAGGCACAGGTCTACTGTATGGTATACAAGGCACCTCTTTCTATACCCAAGGACATTTTGTCCATGCTAAGAAGCAAAAGATTGTTATCTCGCCATATGAAGTTGATGTTGATGTTGATGTCGGTTTTAGAGTTATTCAAGATATTATCACTATAGAAGATGATGACAGTCTTTATGACAATCAGGGTGCTGTTCCTAACTTGGCATCTCCTGGCGCAGACCGATATCGTATACGACTAGAACTCACTACAAAGGGGGCAGTTGCTAATATATTAGACTTCGTGTCTTATGCAAAAATAAAGGGCGGTTATGTTGCAAAGGTGAAGGAAGCCAACACTAATTATAATGAAATTGAAAAGCGTATGGCAGTACGTCAGTTTGATACTAATGGTGACTTCATAGTAAATCCGTTTGGTCTTTCATATCAGGCGGGAAATACTGAAGAAACTATTACAATGACAGTGGAAGGATTATCATCTGCTGGAAAAGCAACTGCATTTGTTGACGGTTATAGGTTGATGCAGGAATATGATTCCGATTATACAATCAACAAACCAATAAGCACCGTACTATTTTCATCCACCTCAAGTACTGTTGGATATAAGAACTATGTCCAAGTAAAAAACACCAATACCGCTAACTTAGGGTTAGGAAATTGGTCAGATACTGGCGACATTACGACCCAAAGGCGATTTAGTCTGCTTAATGGCACCTCCACCTCCGCCACCAAAATCGGCACTGCCAGAATTAAGTCTGTCACCAGGAATGCCGTCACTGCTGATGATAATGGGGTTCACCTTTATCTTTACGATGTGGAGATGAACGCAAATAAAAACTTCCGTGATGTTGAGGGAATCTGTAGTGATGCGGCCGCGCCAACATTGTACGGTGCCAACCCCATAATTCCGCTTCAGCAGACAGGAAGCGGCACTGGGGCGACTGCACAAAATGTCGCCATACTGCCAAAGATAAACAATTCTTTGTTTGAAATTCCTGGAGGAAGACCGAAGACTGTTAGTGATGTACAATTTCAATCACAGAGACAATTTGACGTAGGGTCGGGTTCTGGGGCGATATCAATAAGTTCTGGTACAAATAATACTTTTGAAAATAAGGGTGAGTGGATATTCATAAACCGTACAGATAACAAACAAGAAACTGGCATCGGGGTGGCCTTTACTAGTGGTGGTACTAATGGTGGAGGTGCCGATATCACTGGGTTGACGGCAGGAAAAGACTATACAATATTTGCTTATGCAAAAGATAATGCATCCGTACCAAAAGTTAAAAAATTAAAAGTAACTGGATATGAAACATGGACCGCATCCAATGGAACTGCCGACTTCAAGTTAGCAGGAAAATATGATGGTGTTAGATTAATCTCAGCTCGCACTGCAACGGGAGCAACAGGCGGTACTGATTTATCAGACTTGGTAGAATTTGACGGGGGTCAACGAGATAACTTCTATAGTCCCATTGTAATAAAGCGTGGTGGGGTTAAATCTTCCATCACTGCAATACATGTAAAATACGAATTCTTTGAATGGCAAGGTGGCGGTGACTACTTCAGTGTTAGTTCCTATGATTTACTTGATGCTGATGCGGGAAGTTATAAAAGGTTCGCATACAGTAACATACCAATTTATACTTCAAACCGCGATGGAAGATCTTACGACCTTAGAAATTATTTTGACTTCCGTTCTAAACTTGACCCAAGCGCAGCAACAATGCTTGCTGACGATAGATTCTTTCTTCCAAAAGATGGTGGGCAGATAGTTTATGATGTGGAATTTTATAATCAAAGAATCGATACTATATCACTTGGGTACAACTCAACAACCTTTGACGCAGAAATCAGAATTCACGAAGGTATAGAAGAACTCGATCCCAAACCAACAAAACCACGAAAAAGGGAAATGATTCTGTTTAATGTGACTTATGGTGGTAATACTATAAGCACTTTAGACCTAGATGTAAAAACTCACAGTTACAAACGCTTCACCATGCGAGACATTGAACATTTAGAAAATCGCGTAAATACGTTGGAGGAAACAGTATCTTTATCATTCCTCGAACAAGGTGCTGAAAACTTAGTTGAAATGGATGTCAACGGTGCCATCCGCTCAAAGACTGGTTTCTTTGTGGATAATTTTACGAACGGTTTCGCCTTTACAGCATCCCCTACAGGTCCGAATTGGGTTGAAGATTTTGCTTCTATTGGACAAACACTTCTTCAGACAGGAGAAAATGATTACTCAATTGAACCTAAAAATGCTCGCCAAGTAATATCGATGTCATTTGATAGCGGTGGGACTGTTAATGTTGGAGGATACGAAAAAGGAACTCAGAGTGTTTATGATGCATTAGGCAATGCGGGTAATAACAATTTCAAGCATATGGGTGATACTATATATCTCGACTATGTCGAAACTTTGGATGAATCATTGGTAAATGAATCGATCTCTTGGATATCCGATAGTGCAGACTATGAAGAGAATGGTTACTACAATGTTAACCCATTCGCTGTTTTTACTGGCGAGGGTAGTTTAAGTCTATCACCAGATCAAGACCTATGGTTCGATAATATTAGACTCCCGACAGTGAATATAACTCGCGTTATTACGAATGTCACGCAACTACTTCCTGTCGATACTAGTACCGTTGACAATGGTGACCTGTTTGCGCTCCATATCGGAGCTTTTATGCGAAATGAAAGAGATGCCCAGATATCTGGAACTTGGAAGGTTGGTCAACGGAACACTATTAGGACACGAAATATCCTAGTCAGTGGTGGCACTACTACTACATTAAACAGTACTAAAGAAGATAAACTCGTTATGTCCTACCCGTTTGCAAGGTCGCGACCTATCTATTGTCAGGCGAAAGGTCTGCGACCCGATACACGATATTGGCCATACTTCGAAGGCGTTGAGGTATCACAGTGGTGCAACTCTTTGGAAAAGGGACAATATAAAACACACATACAAGATGGCGACCATCTCAAAACTTATTCGCCTGTAAATGTCAATGTTACTCAAAACCCAGACGGAACATCACCATTATTCTCAAATAGAAATGGAGAACTTTATTACTCTTTCTTTCTGCCTAATTCTGCTCCTATCGCATCTAACAACGGTAAAAAGTTTAGTACCTTTGCAGAGTGGGAAGGATGGGGTGAGGAACAAAAGAGGTTGGCTGCCGCAACATTAAGCAGTATAAAAGACCCTGCTGTCTATGATGCTATAGGATGGAAGTTCAAGACAGGAATGATGGAAATGAAACTTTTAGATGTTTCCCCCATTAATGGGCAAGGTGCAGATGAATCACAGGCACTTTCGAGAGCGTCTTCGATATATAGGTGTGAGGGAGAGTTAAGAGTAAGACAAACAACTAACCACTACACTAGAAATACCACTATGGTAACTCAACAAGTTACTAGTGGTAGTAGTGGTCCAGTACTCTACAAGTATGACCCACTGGCACAAGGGTTTGAAATTGATGCTCGTAGAGGAGTTCCAGGCGCATTCATTACAAAAGTTGATGTGTTTTTGAGGAAAGCCCCTCAGACCTCTGAGAACGGTGGCGACCAACTCGCCATACCTATACAGTTACAAATAAGAGAAATGGAAGCAGGTTTTCCTAAAGCGCATCCGATTACAGAACAGTTCAGAATATATAGGACTGCTGACTCTTGCTATGAAATTATTGATAATATTGATAACTTAGAGAACCTCGATGGTGGCGACCCTGTTAACCCAACAGCCAACAGCGTTCTTGGTAATCCTGTAACCTTTCAGTTTGAGGAACCTGTCTATATCGAAGGTGGAACTGAATATGCAATCGTGTTGTTATCTGAGTGTGATAACTACGAAGCATTTATATCCACAACCCATTCATTGGTGCTTGGTAAAACAACTCATAGAATTAATAAGCAACCTTCATCGGGTTCTTTATTCTTATCACAGAATGGTTCGACTTGGACACCAAAACAAGACCAGAACATGGCATATAGAGTTCACACTGCGAAGTTTAAGTCGGAAGGTATTGTAAACTTTAAAAATTCTAAATTTCCAAAATTCGTGCATAACCA